GAGTGATGTTCAACAAAATGAAGATGGTAGTGTAGACATTAACTTTGAACCAAGTGCCATGAACCCCGGACAAGACTCTGGGCATTTCGCAAACCTTGCAGAACTTTTACCTGATGATGTGTTAGGAAGATTATCGTCAGTGTTGATGAATAATTATCGTGATTATAAAATGTCCAGAAAAGAATGGGAGAAGTCTTATACCAGTGGACTTGATTTATTAGGATTCAAATATGATTCTAGAACCGAACCTTTCAGAGGTGCGTCAGGTGCAACCCACCCTGTGTTAGCAGAAGCCGTGACCCAGTTTCAGGCTTTGGCGTACAAGGAATTATTACCTGCTGATGGTCCTGTAAGAACACAAATTTTAGGAGTGCAGGATCCAGTTAAAGAACAACAAGCAAGACGTGTAAAAGATTTCATGAACTATGAAATCATGAACAACATTACAGATTACGAACCAGACTTTGACCAATTATTATTTTATTTACCTCTTGCAGGATCTGCGTTTAAAAAAGTTTACTACGATGAAGTTGAAGGTAAAGCTGTTTCTAAGTTTGTCCCTGCCGATGATTTAGTGGTTCCTTATTCTGCAACAACTTTAGAAGAAGCAGAATCAATTATTCATGTTGTTCGTATGTCAGAAAATGATTTACGAAAACAACAAGTGAATGGTTTTTACAGAGATATAGAATTAATGCCAGGACCTATGAATGAAACAGACGCAGAGAAAAAAGAAAGAGAACTCTCAGGTGAAAGAAAAACAAAAGAAGGAAATGTGTTTACTTTATTAGAAGTTCACACAGAATTAGATTTAGAAGGTTTTGAAGATGTAAGTGTTGAAGGAGAGCCTACAGGAATTAAAATACCTTACATTGTAACTATTGAAGAAGCATCAGGACAAGTCTTATCCATTAGAAGAAATTTTGAAATAGGTGATATTAAGAAAAAAAGAATATCTTATTTTGTGCATTTTAAATTTTTACCAGGATTAGGATTTTATGGTTTTGGTTTAATACATATGATTGGTGGGTTATCTAGAACAGCCACCGCTGCGTTACGACAATTATTAGATGCAGGAACTTTATCTAATTTACCTGCAGGTTTTAAACAACGAGGTATTAGAATACGAGATGATGCACAGTCAATACAACCAGGAGAATTTAGAGATGTAGATGCACCGGGTGGTAACATTAGAGATGCGTTTATGATGTTACCTTATAAGGAACCATCTCAGACACTATTGAATTTAATGGGGGTCGTAGTACAAGCAGGTCAACGCTTTGCTTCAATAGCGGACTTGCAAGTGGGTGATGGGAATCAAGGAGCAGCTGTGGGCACGACCGTGGCTCTCTTAGAAAGAGGAAGCCGTGTTATGTCGGCGATTCATAAAAGATTGTATGCATCACTCAAAGTAGAATTTAATTTATTAGCAAGAGTTTTCAAACTTTACCTACCAGCAGAATACCCCTATGACGTGGTAGGTGGGCAACGTGTTATCAAACAAGCTGACTTTGATGACAGAGTTGATATCTTGCCAGTTGCAGACCCGAACATTTTTTCACAGACGCAGCGTATCTCCCTTGCGCAGACGGAAATGCAACTGGCACAATCTAATCCTAATATACATAACATGTATCAAGTTTACCGACACATGTATGAAGCTCTTGGTGTAAAAAACATTGATGCCATTTTAAAACCACCGCCAATCCCTGTTCCAAAAGATCCAGCGTTAGAACATATTGATGCAATCGGTGCTGTGCCATTTCAAGCGTTCCCGGGTCAAGATCACAGAGCCCATATTACTTCGCATTTAAATTTTATGGCAACTAACATGGCACGAAATGCACCTATCGTTATGGCTGCGTTAGAGAAAAACATACTCGAGCACATTTCGATTATGGCTCAAGAACAAATTCAGTTAGAATTTAAAACTGAGTTACAAGAATTAATGATGATGCAACAAAATCCACAAGCGATGATTAATCCTGAAATGCAAATGCAGGTAAAAATGTTAACAGAAAAAATAGAATCTAGAAAAGCTGTGTTGATTGCAGAAATGATGGATGAATTTATGAAGGAAGAGAAAAAAATTACTTCACAATTTGACAATGATCCTATTGCAAAACTAAGATCTAGAGAATTAGACCTTCGAGCACGTGATGATGAAAGAAAAAGAATGGAAGGTGAAGAAAAAATTAACCTAGATAAGATGAGAGCGATGATGAATCAGATGAATGTAGAGGAGAAACGTGAACAAAATGAAGAATTAGCTAAACTTAGAGCAAATACTTCAATTCAAAAAACAATTTTAAGCAAAACAATACCTTCAACAGACAGTATTCCTAGTAATATTTCTATTATTCGAAAAGAGGACTAATTATGGTTGATAAAAAACAGAAAAAAGTAGCAAAAGTTATGAGAGAATTTAAAAAAGGTAAATTAAATATTGGAAAATCTAAAAAAAAGGTTAAAAATCGTAAACAAGCAATAGCTATCGCTCTAAATAGAGCAGGTATTAAGCAGAAAGGTAAGGCATAACATGGCATGGTTTGGTTTCGCCAAGATGGCAATACAAACAGGGTCTAAAATTTATCAAAATAGACAAAGAACTAAGATAGCCATGTCTGATGCTCAACTTCTACACGCTGAGCGTATGGCCCGCGGAGAAGAGGCTTACCAGGGTAAATTATTAGAGGCTAGACAAAATGATTGGAAAGACGAATTTGTCTTGATCCTGTTGTCAATCCCGATTATATTACTTGCATGGGCTGTGATTAGTGATGATCCAGCTGCAATGCAGAAGGTAGAACTGTTTTTTGAATATTTTTCTAACCTTCCAAAATGGTTTACGAATTTATGGATCCTTGTCGTAGCCAGTATTTTTGGTATAAAGGGTACACAAATATTTAAAAACGGAGGTAAAAAATAATGGCAAATCCTAGATATAATACACAGGTTGCAAACAGACGTGGCGCTATGAACGGCGGACGTATGAAAAAAATGGGTGGTGGCATGATGATGAAACGACCTATGATGAAAAAGGGTGGAGCTTCTAAACGCGCTAAACCAGTAAAAGATCCATATGCGGATTATATTCGTAAATTTAAAGAAATAAGAAAACCTAAAGGGGCAAAACGTTTAGGTAAAATGGGTGGTGGAATGATGAAACAACCCGGTAAGAAATCAGGTCCACCCAGCTTTAAAAAAGGGATGAAAAGAGGCGTTGCAGGGATGAAAAAAGGCGTTCGTAAATTACCCGAAGGTCTTAAAAAATTTTTAGAGAAGAAAAAAGGTAAAAAATAATGTTAGAAAAAATTAGATCAGTTATAAAAAACGTTTTGTGTAAAATTCTTTGTATCAAACAATGCATGTGCAAAAGGAAAAAAGATGACTAAACTTTGTCCTAGAGGTAAAGCAGCAGCAAAAAGAAAATTTAAGGTGTACCCAAGTGCCTATGCAAATGCCTACGCATCAAAAATTTGTGCAGGTAAAATTAAAGATCCATCTGGTGTAAAAAGAAAAGATTTTAGAGGACGTAAACCATCTGCAATGGGTGGTAGAGTTTATAAAGCTGGTGGTGGATTAACAGAGGCTACTCAAAAACTTAGAAGACAAGGATTAAAAAATGGTACTAAACCTAAAAAGAAATCTTTTCCAGATTTATCAGGTGATGGTAAAGTTACCATGAAAGATATTTTAATGGGTAGAGGAGTAATTCCACGTAAGAAAGTAATGGGCGGAGGGATGGCTCAAATCCAAGGTTTTGGAAAAGCTAGAAAAAGATAATGAAAAAGAAAAAACAAAAAAGAATCATAGCAAAAGGTTGTGGTAAAGTTTTAAATAACAGGAGAAAGAAAACTTTAAAAGTAAAGGCGGCCTAATATGGCTAAAAAAGGTCTAGATGATTGGTTCAAACAAAAATGGGTCGACATAGGATCTAAAAGAAAAGATGGGTCTTTTGCTAAGTGTGGAAGATCAAAACAAAAGAAAGATGCGAAAAGAAAATATCCAAAGTGTGTCCCGCTTGCAAAAGCAAGA